TGGCTAGTAGGTAACGTCAACAAGTAGAAAGCGTGTATTGGGCTGTAGACAGCTTTAATGCCTTCTCTATGTCCGTTAGAGTGCGCTTCACTATCTACAAAGTTTAACAAATCTGTACGGACGTTCTTGCTGATGTCACCTAAAGGCAAAGACTTCTGCTGTAACAGACGACCTAAAGACATTACACCACGGCTTGATAGGAAGAGTAAGTCTGTACCTGTTGACTGTATAGAGTCTCTAGCAATACAACCCGTACCCTCAATGGTGTCGTGTAGTGTCAGGTCTGAGTTAGGGCTTTCAGCACCTGAGTAAACAATAATATTTTTCTTACCGAAGATCAGGAGGAAGTTGTTATGTTCTGCAAGTGCAACTACTTCGTCATAACCATTAGGCCACACAGTAGTAAGATCCACGGAACCTGACGACCCGCCGTGCCAGTCATCTCCTGCGAGCAAAGAACTCCAGTATACGGTGTACTTGTTGTTTACAACATCACAAGACCACAAGCGGCCATACGCGGCTAACACTTCGTTACCTTGTGGCGGTTGATGGCCGCCTGAAGTTGTTAAAAGTGTAAGCGTTGTTGATCCTCCAACACTTTCTAAAGGAGCATGGCTTTTCTGGAAGAAGTAGACATCGTTATTAAAGGAAACAATCTTCCAATCATTATCTAAAATAGTATAACCAGAAGGAAGGGTACACTCAACTAAAGTAGTCGTGCCAGTAAAGATTTTAAGGTTACCAGCGGAGAACACAGTTGTTACGTTGTCTCTGCTGATGAACTCTGCCATTGCTTCAATGCCACGGCTAGTGCCTAAAACAGCAGCACCATTAGTCGTGACTTCCGTGTAGCCTTGTCTAGCCCCTACTCTACCTAGCTGATCAATAACACAGTTGTCAGCAATAGAAGCATAAGCAGGGTCTAGTCCAATAGGCGAGTCTTGAGTGTTTATACCCAAAAAACCCGGAGCTGAGATAGTTACATGCTTGAGTTCTTGAGCCATTATACAGTTGTCCAAATAGTTTCATCAGGATGTTGAGCAGCGTCATAAGCAACAGCGTTTGACAAAGCCTTGTCTGACAATACAAACATTTCCAATGCAGCAGTGCCACCTGTTTCCCCACGCTCCCTTGCTGCCAATGCTGTGGCTAACAAGATAACAGGATTTGTAGGTACTTTAAGTTTATCGTTGTCATCAACTAAATAGCCTTGTCGCTGTACAACATTAAAGTTTAAATCATATACTTTGTCTGGAACAGGATACACTTGGAATACGTTGTCACCATTAGCATCCAAAGACTTTAAGTTGTAATACTGTGGTTCACTCTTTGGAGCATCGTTGTTAAGGAACAAGTTACGCATCCAGCTGTTACCGCGCTCAGCCATGAACACATTACCTGTATCATTGATTACGTCTAAAATCTTTAGTTTGTTCTGTGAGCCAACGATAGTATATGTAGACGTATCTGCTACTGTAGGCACAACAATAGTAGTACGAAGACCTGTCCAGTCCCACGCATCTTCAACAGTCTCCTTAGCTTCATTCACAAGCTCACCAATTAAAAGCGAGTAGCTGTTTTGTTCAACAGTTGCTACTTGGTCTTCTCGCAACCTACGTAGCACACTGTTCACTAATTGTAGATAGGTCATCTTCTGTTCCTCTGTATTAATTCAACAAGTTCTATTGGAGTACCGCCTATCTCTGTTTCAAAACCTTTAAAGTCTGAGAATAAACTATCCGTTGTTCTAGTGGCTACTGCTAGTCTACGTGCGTCAGCTGCTTGAGCTGCTTGTTGTGCTGCTAAACCTTCGAAACCTGTCTGCAACATTCCTTTAGTAGATAGACCAGATGCTTTAACAGCGTCTATAACGTCACTACCTACGTCAGCAACACCACCTAAGATATCTTCACCTAAGCCGCCAACATCTTTTAAGACGTCTTCTAATGTTGAACCCGTAGCTTTAGCAAAGTCTTCAAGTGTAGAACCAAGTGGTTTAAGAGCGTCAATAACGTCTTGACCAACATCACCCACTTCTCCAATAATGTCTTCTCCGACACTTGCTACGCCTTTAAGTACATCTTCAACAGTAGATCCTGTTGCTTTAGCAATGTCTGCAACGGTTTCTCCAATAGGCTTAATGAAGTCTTCTAAAGCTTTTCCACCCGTTTCGATAGCGTCTACAAGACCAGTACCTAAATCTTCTGTAAGATCCCCTACGCCCTTTAAGACGTCTTCAACTGTAGACCCTGTAACTTTAGCAATATCTGTAATAGCCGTGCCTATAGGCTCTAAAGCATCTATAACTTCTCCGCCTACAGTTTCTACAGCCTCTACAGCAGCACCGCCTACAGTCTTAACAAAGTCTTCTACTTGTGGAGCAAATTCTTCAATGCCTCCTTTAATCTCTTGTAGTACTTCATCATCAAACTCACGACCTAAGTCTCTAACAGTGTCTTCAAACTCACCTAAGTCTATGTCTCCAACTGTATCAATGATTGGCTGAAAGATATTGTCATCAATATAACTACCTACGGCTTCAACAGCGTCCGTTACAACACCTAAGTCTATGTCACCCTCTGACTCAACAATGTAATCCAGTACGCCACCTTTAATAGCATCTTCTATACTATCACCACCGGCTACCTGAGAAGCTGCTTGTTCAACACCTTCTACAAAACCTTTGTAATCTACAATGGAATCATCAAAAGCTGCTTCATCTAATCCTATGCTATCAAGCACATCATCAGTAACGCCAAAGCCTTTAATTAAAATTTCAGCAGGGTTACCATCACTACCGGCGGCTGCTGCTGCTTCCATTATGTTTTGTGTTTGATCGTAGCTAGTGCCTAACAGACCTACACCTTCGTCTAACACGTTACCCGTAGCATCCGTAGCTGGAGGAGTGGTTAGACCGGCTTTATTAAGACCAGCACTTGCTAAATTTAACCAATCACCTGATTTTAATGTTTCTCCTGCAACCGCTTTCATAGCTGTAGTGGCTAGAGCAACGGGAGGTAAAAAAGCACCAACTACTTGTAGAATAGGATCATTAAGCGGGCTTACTGGTGGTACATATACTGTACTATAAGTACCTACAGGGCCTAGCTCTTTATAACCGCCTTCTGTTTTAAGGCCACCTTCTTCACCAATAGTTTCAAAAAGAACATCAGATCCTAAACCTGTTGTAAGATAACGTGTTTCTCCGTCAATTTCCTTAGACATTGGAACTTTGTTTTTATTTAAATAATCAACAGCAGAGTCTACGGAAGCAGCTTTACTGACACTTCCGGGAGTAGATGTGAACCCAGCCCTTACAAACTCTGAAGGATCGTAGTTAGCAAGGTTATACTGTTCGTCTACTGTTTCGCTTTGTTGTGACAAACTTCCAAGGTAATCTGGTAAAGCAGACAACGCTTCTTCAGGTGTCTCATATTGCGTACCAACACCAAAGTCTTGTCTCTCTACACCTTGGTAAGGAGTAGCTCCAGTAGGGCTACTTGCTTTTTCAGCTGTTCTACGAGCATCTACAACTGCCTGATCTGCGGGCGACAGTTGTGAATACTTTAAAGCACCACCATAAGTATTAGTAGCTAGTTGTTTGTTTAAGTCAATACCTTCTGCATTTAGATTAGGAGCGCCACCGCTTACCCATGGTGTAGGGCCTACTACAGGTGCAGTAGTTTCCTGTTGTGCAGTAGGTGTGGTTATGTTTTGTATTTTAGCAGCAGCTAATGCGTCTGCCGAAGTTACTCTGCCATCTCCATTTAAATCATTAGCAAGATCAACATCCATAAGACCTCTTGCTTGCTTTAAAATGTCTTGAAAATTATACGTAGGTGTTACAGGTGCAGCAATAGCTACTTCTGGTGTAGCAGGAGCATAGTCTGGGAACAGTTGAGTAGTTGTTCTGTTGGATGCTATAGGCGTTATAGCCTGATCTAAAGAATCAACTTTAGGAGTGACAGCCATAGGTGTGACAGGAGGAACAGGAGTAGATACGTTCCTGATAGCTGTTGCAATAGGATCGACTTCTTGCTCCTGCTGCTTCTTTAAAGCAAGATTATTGTTTATGTTTCTATTAGTAAGGTATGCACCGCCGCCCATTATTATTT